GAACATTCAAAAGGCGATGCGGAGCGTGCCAAGGCTTCTTTGAAGCGCTGGAAATGCCCCGGTTGGTGAGGTAAAAAATGGCTTATAGCGGCACAGTTGGGCAAACAGTCGTCACCGTCCAAAACTTAATTGATGACGGTGCGCGTCGTGCTGGAAAGCTGGCGGAGGAACTGACGGTTGAGCAAGTTCAAAGCGCCAAACAGTCGCTGTTTTTGATCTTGAGCAACTTGATCAACCAAGGCATCCAATACTTCGCCATCAAGAAGCAGGTCTACGGCCTCAATCCAGACCAATACGAATACCTGCTCCCCGTGGGTGGCGTGGACGTCTTGAACGCCCTCTATCGCTGGATGACTCGACCAACCCCTGCCGCTGGTGGTTCGTATTTTTCTTCGTCGGGCGTGACAGGTTTGGCCTTTGACAACAACGTCTTGACCTCTGACGCTCAGACATCGCCCAATGGCTACATCGGTGTCAACTACGGCCAAAACAACCCAATCTATGCTGGCTCAATCGGCATCTTGCCTGCGACATCTGGCAGTTTTCACATTCTGCTTGAGACGTCCAGCGATGGTTCAACATGGACTACGTTATTGGACACTGGCGTCACCCAATGGGTGAGCGGCCAATGGCTGTGGTACGACATTGATCCCGGCGTGACTGCACAGTATTACCGCATGAGAGAAACCTCTGGCGGCACATTGAACGTCGCTGAGTTCTACGTTGGCAACAATTCGACCGAAGTCACAATGAGTCGGTTGAACCGAGACGACTATACGAACTTACCAAACAAAAACTTTACTGCAAACCAACCGTTTCAGTTTTGGGTAAACCGTACCATTCCGCAAACCACCATCACGCTGTGGCCAACGCCAAGCGACCCCTTCGTTCAGATGACCGTTTGGTATTCTTCGCAAGTGGAAGACGTAGGTGCATTGAGCGGACAACTGGCTGTACCAGATCGATGGCTCATGGCCATTCAAAATATGCTGGCTCACCAAATGAGCCAGACTTTGCCTGCCATTCAACTGCAACGCATCCAATATTTGGAAGGACAAGCTGAAAAATATTTCCAAATGGCAGAGCAGGAAGAACGCGACAAATCTCCGATATATTTTGCGCCAAATATAGGTGTATATACACGCTAAGGTATTAAAATGCCTAGATTTCTTAATACTGAAGGCAATGCAGTCATCGCAATTTTTATTTGCGATCGCTGCAAAATGAAACGCCCGATCATTGAGCAGATGCCTGACCCCAACTTTCCGGGTTTGCGTGTCTGTCAACAGGGCTGTGCCGACGAAAAAGACCCATATCGCTTGCCAGCACGCAAGACTGAGCGCATTAACTTGGCCTATCCACGGCCTGACGTCAGTGTGGCAGTTAATCCAAGCGACATCTTGACTGGGGGCGATAATGATTACATCATCAGCACCGAGCAAAACACCAACGATCCCGAGAACGATGGCAACATCGACGTGATCCAACTGCAACCGTGATATGGCACAAGTAAAAATCACCGATTTACCCAATGCTCTAGCCCTCACGGGTTCTGAAGCAGTGCCGATTGTTCAAAACGGCGTCACCGTGCAAACAAGCACGGGGTCAATCGCATCTGTCCCAAATCAGCAATACACCTTTTTGACGGCCACGCAACAAACTGGCTTGGCCAACTCGCGCTATTTGGCTGTGGGCAGTGGTTTGTCAATCACCGACAACGGTGCGCAAAACACTTTGGCCATCTCTTTGACTGGAACTGTGCCAAGTCTGAACACTGTGGGCAATGGATTGATGGCAAAAACGGCCACAAACACGCTCACAGCGCGTCAAATCACTGTTGGCAATGGGTTGGCAGTCACCAATGGCGATGCCGTCGCTGCGAACCCGCAAATCAATCTTGGTTCATACCTCACCAGCTTTCAATCAACGTCTAGTTCAACTGGCTTGCTCGGCGTAAGCGGCGGTTCGTTTACGTCAAGAGCGATTGTTGGCACAAGCGGCAACATTGGCGTGACCAATGGAGATGCTTCCACAGGCAATCCAACCATCAACTTAATTGCCACTGGCACATCAACAGGCACTTTTGGTTCGACAACCGCAATTCCAGTGGTCACGGTTGATTCCTTTGGCCGCATCACGTCAATCAGCACTGCATCGGCGATTGCTGGTGGCACGGTAACTGAAATTGACACGGGAACTGGCCTCACAGGTGGGCCGATCACATCGTCTGGCACTATTTCTCTGGCAAACACAGCCGTGACCGCTGGGACGTATGGCTCGGCCACCCAAGTCGGCATTTTCACGGTCAACGCCCAAGGCCAACTGACTGCGGCCAGCAACACCACGGTGACGCCTGCATGGTCGTCCATCACGTCAACCCCAACAACAATTGCTGGGTACGGCATCACCGACGCAGTTTCGTTGGCTGGGTCGCAAACGCTGACCAACAAGACGATCAGCGGCGCAAGCAACACGCTGACCAACATTGGCAACGGTTCGCTCACCAATAGCACCATCACCATCAACGGTAATGTGACGTCGCTTGGTGGCTCTGTGAGCGTTGGCACGGTGACTTCGGTGGCTGGCACAGGCTCGGTTAACGGCATCACGCTCACTGGCTCGGTGACGGCAAGCGGAAGCCTAACCCTTGGCGGCACGTTGAGCGGGATTGGCAACAGCCAGTTGACCAATAGCTCAATCACCATCAATGGCAACTCGGTGTCGCTGGGCGGATCAACCACGGTGACTGCATCCACCACCAGCACGCTGACGATTGGCACAGGCCTGAGCGGAACAAGTTTCAATGGCTCCGCCCCAGTCACCATCGCAATTGCAAACACTGGCGTGAGTGCAGGCACATATGGAACCGCAACAGCCATTCCATCCATCACGGTGAATGCGCAAGGTCAGATCACCTCCATCAGCACCAACCCGCTGAACTCGCCTGCCTATCAAGGCACATGGAACGCTTCTACCAATAGCCCCACGCTGACCTCGGGCGTTGGCACAAACAACAATTACTACGTGGTGTCCACCGCTGGTACAACTACGTTGAACGGAATTTCTCTTTGGTCTGTGGGCGATTGGGCAATCTTCAATGGAACGACCAACGCTTGGGAGAAGATCAACGGATCAAGCTCTGAGGCTTTCACGTCTTTGACCGTGACTGGCCTGACTGGCTATATGTACGCCAACGGCAGCAGCGCAGTGACGGCATCAACCACGATACCCACCACGGCATTGAGCGGCACAATCACCAATGCGCAACTGGCTAACTCAACAATTTCTGGCGTGGCGCTGGGTTCAAATTTGAACGCGCTAACGATTGGCACTGGATTGTCTGGCACGAGCTACAACGGTTCTGGCGCAGTGACGATTGCCATATCCAACACCACGGTGACGGCTGGCAGCTACACCAATGCGTCCTTGACCGTCAACGCGCAAGGCCAGATCACAGCAGCTTCAAATGGCACAGCACCAGTGACGTCAATTGGCGTAAGCGCACCAATCACCTCGACTGGCGGCACAACGCCCACCATTGGCATCACGCAGGCCACGACAAGCACCAACGGCTACTTGAGTAGCACCGACTGGAACACTTTCAACGGCAAGCAGCCTGCTGGCAGCTATGTGACCTCAGTCAGCGGCACGGCGGCGCAGATCAGCAGCACAGGCGGCACAACACCCACACTGGCGCTGATTGCCACCGCCGTGACCGCAGGCTCATACACCAACGCAAGCATCACTGTGGACGCCTATGGCCGCCTGACAGCGGCTTCAAGTGGCACAGCACCCGTCACGTCGATCAGCTTTGGCACAACGGGTTTGACGCCATCCACAGCGACTTCTGGTGCGGTGACCGTGGCTGGCACGCTGGTGGTTGGCAACGGTGGTACTGGCGTGGCAACGCTGACTGGTTTGGCATATGGCAACGGAACATCGGCATTCACTGCCGCAACTGCTGCGCAAGTTGTTGCTGTGATTGGTTCAACCGCAGTCACAAATGCAACGAATGCAACAAACACTGGCATCACCGCCGCAACGACAGGGGCAACAAACTACCTGACATTCGTTACTGCCACTAGTGGAAACCTCCCACAATTGGTAAACTCTTCAATAACTTGCAACGCAGCAAATGGCACAATTACGGGTGGCGTTTCTGGCGGTGCTTTCTAAGGAAAAAACATGTCTCAAAGCGGATTTACACCGGTCCTGATTTACGCAAGTGGCACAACTGGAAACTCTCCATCTGCCGCCAACTTGACAAGCAGTTCTCAAGGCGCTGAATTGGCGCTGAACTACTTCGATGGCAAGTTGTTCTACAAAGATGCGTCAGGCAACGTGCAAGTGTTGGCAACAAAAGGAACTGGACCAATCGGCGGTTCAAACACTCAAATCCAATACAACTCAAGTGGCGCATTGGCTGGTTCAGCAAATTTGACATTTGACGGAACAAATNTNGNCATTGGCGGCTCTCCAGTTTCCTCAAAAGGTCAACTGCAAGTTGGAACAATTGGATACACAGACACTGGCGTTTTGGCTGGCTTTGCATCAAGCGTTGCGGGGTACAACCAGGTCATTTTGCAAAACACCAACTCTGGTTCTACAGCATCGACCAACTTCAACGTATCAAACGACCAAGGCTCTGCCACAACCAACTATGGTGAGTTTGGCATCAACTCATCTGGTTTTTCAGGCTCTGGATTCAGCACCGCAGGCTGGACGTATTTAGCTTCGGCATCGACAGACTTGGCTATTGGCACATACGGCTCTAACGCAATCCATTTCATTGTCAATAGCGGCACAACTGACGCAATGACAATCAGTTCTGCTGGTGCGGTGTCTTTGCCGGGCGGCACAGCCAACGGAGTAGCCTATCTCAATGGCTCTAAGGTGCTTACTACTGGTAGTGCGCTTACGTTTGATGGAAGCAAATTGTTAGTTTCGTCTAGTGGTGAACAAGTAAAACTGCTTTCTTCTGGCGACTTTACAACCACGGGAACAGGTTATATCCGCTGGTATGATAGCGGTGGCGCTAAAGGTTATATCGGCTATGCAGGCACTGCCAATCAGTTTGATTTACAAACTGGCCCAGGCATGAATTTAAACTTCAATGCTGTTGGTGGAACAACTACTTTTGCTGTCAGCAACGCCGAACAAATGCGCCTGACCAGCACAGGTCTGGGTATTGGTACAAGTTCTCCAGCAACTGCATTAGATATTACATCTGCCAACACCAACGTAGCAAACTTTAATGGAACGGGCACGAACGGCACAGCCATTAGATTACAAAACAGCGGAACAAACACATTTCTCATTGGGTCGTCTAAATACTTGACAGGCGGTTCTGCTTCTGAATATGGAATCGGAACACTTGGAGCAACACCAATTATTTTTGTAACAAACGGTTCCGAACGTGCCCGTATCGACTCCAGCGGTAACCTTGGACTGGGTGTTACTCCTAGTGCTTGGGAATCTGGCGCTAAAGTTCTTCAATTAAGTACTGCAACTGCTGGTGGAACTGCCAATGATAGCTGCGCAATATGGGCGCGTGCCGATAGTATGCGACTGATTAATGGTGCGTACTACAACGGGACCAGTTATGTTTACACATCAACAGGTGTTGCCCCTTCTATTTTTTCAGTAGGAAACACGCCTGGGGGATTTGTTTGGCAAAGTGCCCCTTCTGGTACTGCTGGCGGTAATCCATCATTTACAACAACAATGACGCTTGATGCTAGTGGTAACTTGCTGGTGGGAGGAACTACCGCATCAATTTCATCTGGAACTGGGATTAAACTTTTAAACGATACTGCAAATCATATTTCAAGTGTTTCTTCATATACTACAAGTGGTCAAGGTGAATCTTTTGTAGCATATTCAACTGGCGCATCAGCTTTTAGATTTTATGTGGATTGGGCAGGAACTATTCATGCCACAAGTATTGTTATTACAGCAATTTCTGATGAACGTTTAAAAGAAAATATCCGTGATTTGGATACAGGTCTTTCTACTGTTATGGCGCTTAAACCACGCCGTTACGATTGGAAAGAAGGAAAAGGTCTTGACAAGAAAAACGCTGCTGGCTTTATTGCTCAAGAGTTTGAAACAGTATTTCCTGATTCTGTTGGAACATCTAAAGCTGGCGCTGATGGTATTGAATACAAGAACATCAATTATGAGGAGTTAATCCCAACATTGGTGAAAGCTATCCAAGAACAGCAATCCATCATCACAGACTTGCAAGCTAAACTCAAATCCGCTGGCGTAGCTGGCTTCTAAGGAAAAATCATGGCATCGACAATCAACTGGACTATTGACTGGCTCCAAGCATCCACACAAACCATTAACGGCTACAGCGAGGTCGTATTGACTTGCGGCTGGCGATGCACAGGTACGGAGGCAAACACTGCCACACCGCCCGTGACATTTACTGACAGCGTGTACGGCACATGCTCTTTCCCTGAGCCTGCTGCTGGCGGTTCATTTACCCCCTATGCACAATTGACTCAAGCGCAAGTGATTGGCTGGTGCTGGGAAAACGGCGTCAATCAAGCTGCAACCGAGGCTGCTGTCAACGCCAGCTTGAATTCTCAAATCAACCCCGCCGTTATTCAACCGCCTCTGCCTTGGACTGCGGCATAATTTGAAAGGGGTCAACCCGCTGCCCCTACACAGCGGGACTAGGAGAATGAGATGAACGAAATCAAACTGTCAACTGACTTGGTCAATGCAATTTTGCAATACCTTGGCAATCGTCCTTACGTGGAAACCGTTGGGCTGATCCAAGGCATTCAAAAGCAAGCCGCCGACCAAGGCGCACAACCCGCTCAAGCTGAAACACCCGCAGCGGAGTGAGGCATGGACACCACTGAGACTAAGCTGGCTGTACATGAGGCAATCTGCGCCGAACGTTATGCCCACATCAAGGGTTCGCTCAGTGATGGCGAGAAGCGCATGACAAAGATCGAATACCTCTTGTATGCGGTCATTGCTTGCGTGCTGCTTGGTCCGGGGGTGGCTGCTGCCGTCATCCACAAACTCTTTGGTGTCTAAGATGTGGAACCCATCTCAATGCTCATGGCGGCTGTCGCAGCAGTGCGGCAGATCAAAAAGGGCTGCGAGATGCTCCGAGAAGGCCGTGCTGAGATCGACGGATTCAAAAAGTCCATTGAGCAAGGCATTGGAGATGCCAAGGCAATCTTCAAAGAGGTCACAGGACTTTGGGGATGGGTCAAAAGCCTATTTGGCTTCAAGCCTACCCCAAAAGTTTCTCAAGTTGTTCAGTTGCCTCAGTCGGTTCAACCGACTAAAACACCAAAAAGAACACAAAAAGAACCTGAGCTGTCATACGAAGAGTTTCAGTTTAAGGTCATTGTTGATGTCAGCGAACAACTGGGTGTATTCTTTGACATCCACCAAAAGCTCACCACGCAGTTTCATGACATGGAGCTGGACTCGCAAGACGTCTACGACCCCCATGCAAACCTTGCGACTCGTGCTGTGCAGCGTGTCACCGTGGGGTTACAGCTTGAGATACTGACCACCCAAATTCGAGAGGCTATGGTGTATGCGCCCCCTGAGCTGAAGGACATATACACGAGGTTTCTTGAAGCGTACAACCAGATTGTCGATGAGCAGGAATTTGCCCGACTTGAACAACTCAGAAAGGCAAACGAATCAAGATGGCTACGCGAGGAAATGCGCAACTTTCAAATCGACTTGGCAATGGCTCTGGTCGCGGTGGCAACGGTGATCGTGATTCTGTGGACAATGCTGTTGGGCGTCGCCTCGCGGAGAGAAACTCTTCTTACTTCCTCGTTGGAATGGTCTTGTTCGCCGTGGTGTGCTTCATCCTTTTACCCATTGAGGTGATGATGCTCATGGACATCAAGACCACCAATGTGAGGTCGCAAGAAGCGTTGGCCGAGGCAAAAAAGATCAGGGCTGAGTTGAAGCAAAAAAAGGACAACGAATGAAACTTTGTATAGTTATTTTTTTGTGTTGGATACTTACTGGATGTTTTGACGATCGTTACCGCTACGCATGCCAAGACCCTGCGCACTTCAAAGACGAACAATGTCAGCACCCCGCCTGCGAGTTTTCGCAAACTTGCACCGAGTATCTTGTAGCCCCTATCTTGGAGAAGAAAATTGAAGGAAATCCTGCTCAAGCTCCTGTCCAGCAACAATGCACGTCTCAGTGCCGATGAGATAGACGTCCGAGTTCGGGCGTTTGTTGTCATCATGGTAACGCTCATTTTTGCGTTTATCACCTTTGCCTTGCTGTACTCGGTGACCTTTGTCACCCAGCCAATCAAACAGATGGCTCCGATTGATCAAGCGTACACCAAGATGCTCAACGACATCGTGCTGCTCATCGTGGGCGGCATCGGCGGCATCTTGACCAAAGGCGTTAGCAATGAGGCCAAAGACATGATGAACGCGGCCAAGGCCAACACAGCGGCTTACGTCGCCCCACCACCACCTCCGCCTGCCCCAGTCGTGATGATGGCTCCTACGGCTGGCTGGACGCCTCCACCAGCCCCTATGACGCCTCCGCATCATCTTGAGTCTGACGAAGAACGTTCAGCCATGGCAGAAGCCCGTCAAAGCGTGAAAGGCTGATATGTTTAGCTTGTTCAACCCCTACGTCCTGATTGGCATCGCAGCCTTGGTGGCGGCCTCCTTCTTTGAGGGGCACCACATTGCCTATCTTGAGCAAGAAGCCGAGATTGCCAAACTCAACGAGAAGGCGCGTGGGCTTGAACAAGAAGCTGCCCAGCGCGTCACCGACCTATCAACCAAACTTGTGAAGGCCAACCAAGATGCCAAAGTTCAAATACAAAAGCGTGATGCTGCTATTGCCTCTGGCCAGTTGCGGCTTTCTATCGCCACCCGCCCCGTACCAGCCTCCTCAGATGCCTCCTCTTCCTGCGGAAATAGCGTTCAAGCAAGAGCCGAACTTGACCCAGCGGCTGCTCAATCTCTTGTCGCCATCACCGACCAAGGAGACGCCAACACCCGCCAGCTCAACGCCTGCATNGATGCCTANAACACCGTCTTCAAAGTGATTAACGGGGGCAAGAAATGATTNANGCACTCNAACTNCANCAANTGGGCATTGGCATTGAGTGGGTTNGCCCACTGAANGAGACGTTTGCCAAGTTTGGCATNGCCACCGTGGATCAGCAGGCGGCNTTCATCGGGCAGTGCAGCCATGAGTGCAATCACTTCAAGACTTTGGAGGAGAATCTAAACTACAAGGCCGAGACGTTGCATAAACTCTGGCCACAACGGTTCCCAACCATGGAGATTGCAAATGCCTACTCGCACCAGCCGCAACGCATCGCCAACAAAGTTTACGCCTCACGCATGGGCAATCGTGACGAAGCGTCTGGGGACGGGTATCGGTTCCGCGGTCGGGGTGCGATCCAGCTTACCGGGCATGATAGCTACTGGCATTGCGGTCAGGCCATCGGTGCCGATCTGGTGGCCAACCCCGATCTGGTGTCCACACCTAAATACGCTGCGCTGAGTGCAGGCTGGTTTTGGTCAACTCACAACCTGAACGCTGCGGCGGCCGCAGAAGATTGGACAAAAGTCACCAAAATCATCAACGGCGACACATTTGGGCTAGACGAACGGGTAGCATTGACAAAACATGCTATTGCCGTTCTAAGCGCTTAATGGGACAATCACGCAACCGTAAAGGACTCACATGGCGACCGTTACCCCAGCCACAATAACTCCGTCATGGGCGATGACCTATGACAATCTGACGACGATGGTGCTCCAGTATTTGGAGCGCAGTGATCAAGCGACCATTAACGCTATCCCCACCTTCATCACTTTGGCTGAGTTTGAAATTGCCCAAGAGATCAAAACCTTAGGTCAAATGGCTGTTGCCACGGCAACCATGTCGGCCAACAACCCAGTGCTGGCCAAGCCTGCACGCTGGCGCAAAACTGTCTCCATGACCTTGACCAAGTCCGATGGCACACAACAGCCCGTCTTGTTGCGCAAGCTGGAGTATCTTGAGAATTATTGGCCAAACGCCACTCAAACCTCTACGCCGCTGTTTTATGCCGACTCGGACTACCAGCATTGGTACTTGGCACCGACACCAGATCAAGCGTACAGCTTCGAAATCTTGTACTACGAGCGCATCCAGCCGCTGAGTTCGGTCAACCAAACCAACTGGCTGACCCAGTATGCGCCCAACGCCATGCTGTATGGCACGCTGTTGCAGGCCATGTTGTTTTTGAAGAACGACAATCGAGCCGTTTTCCAACAAAAATATTCAGAGGCGATAAACGCCTTGAAAACAGAAGACGTCGCAAGAGTTGGGGATAGGTCAGCCGTTGCCGTGGACAGTTAATATGTACGCAATTTACATAATCACCAATCTTGTGAATGCCAAACAATATGTTGGTATTACATCAAATATTAAACAAAGATGGGCAAAACATCGCAAGGCAACTGGCGATTGCCCAGCTTTGCACGCATCAATTAAAAAACATGGGATAGAAAATTTTGCTTTTTCTCATATTGCAAATGCTTTTGATCATGAGTCTGCATGCAAAATTGAACAACTTTTAATTGTTGAGCACAATACAAAATATCCTTGTGGATATAACATGACAGATGGCGGAGAAGGTGGATTAAATCCATCAGAAGAAACCAGAATTAAATATTCTTTAATGCGCAAGGGCAAAAAGAAAAGCGAAGAACATAAAGCAAAAATTTCTGCAAGCAATTTAGGAAAAAGCAGAGGTTTAGGAAAACCAAAATCTTTGGAGCACAATGCCAAAGTTGGCGCAGCTTTAAAAGGAAACAAAAATTCACTTGGCAGAAAAGATTCTCCAGAAACAATTGCAAAAAGAAAAGCAACGCGAGCAATCAATAAAGCCAAAAAATTGATGCAGGAATTAGCATGACAACATACATCGACGCCTTCACAGGTTTAACCATCAACCCATCAACGGTGGGTTACGAGAATTTATCCATCAGTAGCAACACCGTGCTGCAATGGCCGATCAATGGCAACACCTCAAATGTTGCAGCCAACATCATCGAAGTCACGGCCACCACGACTGGCCTGAAGTTGTTCATGCCGCCAGCCACGCAAGTGTCAAGCGGCCAAAACGTCATTGTGCGCAACATTGGCTCCAACACTTTCACGGTGACGGACACAAGCGGCAACACCATCGCCAGCATTGCGTCTGGCTTGGCTGACTTCATTTACTTGACCGACAACACCACGACAAATGGTACGTGGGCGGTGGTGACGTTTGGCTCAGGCACATCGTCTGCCAATGCGGCCACGCTGGCTGGGTACGGCCTAACCGCCATCGGCGCGACGCTGAATCAGTCCTACACCGTCAACAACGTGACGGCTGGGTACACCTTCTTGGCGTCTGATCGCTCATCGTTTTATGTGTGGGGCGGCGGCGCTGGCACGCTGACCATGCCTACTTCGGCAAGCGTGGGCAACAACTGGTTTGTGATGATCCGCAACAACGGCACGGGCATCTTGAACTTGGTTCCCCAAGGCACAGACACCATTGATGGCAACCCAAGCGCTCAATTGCAGCCCACCGAGTCGCTGGTGATCGTCTCCAACGGCACGGGATTCAACACCTTTGCCTACGGCCGCTCAAACACGTTTTTCTACACCCAGTTGCAAGTGACTGTGACGGGCGGCACAACCACGCTCACGTCTGCTCAGGCCTCAAATACGATTCAAGAGTATCTTGGCACTTTGACGTCCAACCAATTTGTGATCTTGCCCCAAACCGTCCAGTTGTACTCGCTGCAAAACAAAACGACTGGCTCGTACACATTGACCTTCAAGACATCGGCATCGGGCGGCACAACGCTCACACTGCCACAAGGACAAACGATCATTGCGATTTGCGATGGCACAAACGTCTACAACGCACAAACTGCCGCATCGTCTTCGCTGGCTTCTTTAACTGTGTCAAATGGCTCTTCTGCTGCACCGTCATTGAACTTCTCTGGTGATACTACGACGGGCGTCTACTTGGTTGCCAGTGGGCAGCTCGGCTTTGCTGTTGGCGGTTCAAACGGCATGACATTGAATGCTTCAACAGGCCTGACGGTGCAGAACCAAGTCACGGCTTTGGGCGGAATTCTTGGCGGGGGCTTCTAAATGACCGCAAAGGTTGCCGTACTCCAAGTCAAACCGGGCATCCAACGTGATGGCACGAGATTCATGTCCGCCTCCTACGTGGACGGCCAGTGGGTGCGCTTCCAAAATGGTTTGCCTCGCAAGATCGGCGGCTACAACAGCATGTTCTTGAATGCCTCGGGCATCTCTCGCGGCATGATCATGCAGTCCAACAACGGCTCAAACTACGTCATTTCAGGCTACTCCAACGGCCTAGAGCAATGGGTGACGGCCAACTATGCTGGCGTGGGAACTGGGCCGCTGGCGTACACCTTCTCCAGTGGGTTTACGGCCAATGCCAACAACTTGTGGCAGCTAGACATTGGCTACGACTCCACTGGCGGCGCAAATTTGAATTTGATTGCGCACCCCGGCCAGAACTTGGCGGACATCTCAAGCACGGTCAACACCCGCCCATTGTTTGGGCCATTGACTGGCACAACGCTCGCGCCCGTGGGCGTCTTCACCGCTTCGGCCACAATCTCCACTGGCACGGCCACCATGACCTTCCCAGCGACCAATTTAGGCGTGGGCGCGGGTGTGTCGGTGACTGGCACGGGCATCCCTGCAAACACCACGGTGCTGTCGGCCATCATCACGGGCGGCGTTTACACGGCGACTTTGAGCAATAACGCAACAGCATCAGGCACTTACACCTTCACCTTCGACAACAACATCAGTGTTTCGGGTGGCGTGGTGATGCTTTACCCGTACCTCTTTGTGTACGGCAACAATGGCCTGATCCAAAACTGCGCAGCAGGTGACTTCACCAACTGGACAAGCTCTGACGCCAACTCCAACAACGTCGCGGCCACCAAGGTGGTCAAAGGCCTGCCCGTGCGCGGCGGCACAACAGTGCCAAGTGGCTTGTTTTGGACGCTGGACTCGTTGATTCGCGTGAGCTACGCGCCGCAGACTGTGGGCAACCTGACTTATTACTGGCGCTATGACTTGGTGACGCAACAGTCGTCCATCATGTCGAGCCAGTGCGTCATTGAGTATGACGGCATCTACTACTGGGTCGGAACTGACCGCTTCTTGATGTACAACGGCGCGGTGCAAGAAGTCCCAAATAGTCAAAACCAAAACTGGTTCTTTGACAATTTGAACTATCAGCAACGCCAAAAGGTGTGGGTAAGCAAAGTGCCGCGCTGGGGCGAGATTTGGTTCTTCTACCCCCGTGGTGACGCCACCGAATGCACGGATGCCATCATCTACAACGTGCGCGAAAAAACTTGGTATGACGCAGGCCAATCACTTGGTGCGCAGCGCTCGGCAGGGGCATTCAGCGAAGTGTTCCGCTACCCCGTGTGGGGCGGCAACACCGCATCGGGATATGAGGCCACTGGCGCAACCATCATCAGCGGCGGTGCATCGTATGCCGTGGGCGACATTGTGACCGTCTTGGGCGACTCTGGTGCACCCGCATCGCTCAAAGTCACCACCGTGTCTGGCAGTGCCGTCACGGGATTGACCGTGGTGGCCGCTGGCTCGTACAACCCGGCTCCATCTGGCACGTACACCACATCGGCGCGGTCGCCCTCAACTGGCACTGGCCTGACGGTGAGTTTGACCACCGCGCAGTCCTACACCTTGTGGCAACACGAGATTGGCACAGACCAAATTTACACCGACCAAGTCACGGCCATCAACTCGTATTTTGAAACCCCCGCGCTCGGCGTGCTGGGTGGACTTGTGGGTGCGGTTCAGCAGCCCGGCGACAACGTCTGGACGCGCTGCGAACGGATTGAACCTGACTTTGTCCAGTCTGGCACGATGAGCGTCACCGTGACTGGTAAGGGCTACGCCGACGACAGTGACATCACTTCAAACCCTTACAACTTTGACCCCACCACGCTGAAGGTGGACATGCGCGAACAACGCCGCGAGATGCGTTTGCGCTTCACCTCCAACACCACTGGCGGAAATTATTTCATGGGCAAAGTGCTCTTGAGTCTTGACGTTGGTGACAGCCGCTCGACGGGAAATCCGTAATGGTTACATACGACCCTCGCGGAATGACATGGGATCAGTATTGCAAGCTGATGGAAGAGCTATTTGCACCACAGCAGCTTGGTCATGTGACCGAAGACAAGTGGCGCGACTGGGTCGATGGAATGAACGGCATCGGGTACTTTGTCCAATCGGGCGTACCTGATCACAGGCAATTTGCAACTTGGCAAGAATGGGCTGAGAGCATGATAGGTATCATGTCGATACAAGCATAAATAGGAGCACGACATGGACTTTCTTGAACTGTTGAACAAAGTAGCACGAGTTGCCAGACCAGCCCATCATGAATTTATTCCGATGAGCACCATGGATGAGCTGTTTGAAGAATCTTGTTTTGATTCTTTAGACATGATCATGATTGGTATGTACATGGCAATTATTTACGACATTGACGATGCGGTTGTCAGAGATTTTGTACCCACGACGCCAGCCGCAATGTTGGAATTTGTGCAAACCAATAAAAAACGGGAATGCGAATCAATCGAATGGGCAATGGAGCTGATCAAATGATTTATTTGACCGACTACCGAATCACCAAGCCCGGCCAAATTGACTTGCTGGACGATATTGTTTTTCCGCAAAAAGTTCAATGGTTTCCTGAAACCTACAACCGCGTAAAACTTGGCATGACCTACCCGCCACACAAAGTGGCTGAGATGGTTTTAGACCCAGAATTGGTCAAAAACATTCGTGAAAACAAAATTGGCAAGACTGCTTTTATTTTGGCATCTGGCAATGCTCATTTTGCAGGCATCAACCCCCGCAAAACACAGCCAACACGCCTGACCTACGATTACAAATTTTTGCCTTTTTCGCTGACTCAGGTGTTCGCTGGCCGCACCGCACAATCGTTTGGAGCCACAGATCACATTGTCACAGATGCCACGGCTTGCGCCAGCAGCATGAAAGTGCTCATGGATGTGGAAAACCTTATACAGAATTTTGGGTTTGACCGCGTGATTGTGTTGGCGATTGAAGACCAAGTCAGCAATTCAGTGCTGGAGTTTTTTGGCGAAGCGCAGGCGTCTTTGTTGTGGAAAGAAGAGCAAACAGGGATAATGCCATCAGCGTTTGATGACAAAAACCATGGGTTTTATGTGGCGCAAGGTGCTTGTCTGGCGGTATTTGAATCTGGCAAGGTAGCGATGCGGGGCGACAAGATGCCCAAGGCGGCGTTGTTGGGTGCGTATACGGCCAGCGAAGATTGCGGCAATGCAATTGGTCAAAGAGAAGATGGGCAAGGATTCCGAAACGCCATGGAAGGCGCTTTATGGAAAGCCAGAGCAAAAGCAAGCCAAGTCAGCATTGTGAAGACACATGGCACTGGCACAAAATCCAACAATGTGTCTGAGAAATCAGCGCTGGAAAATGTCTTGAGCGAGTATGTGGCTACAAGCTACAAACAAAAAATTGGTCACACGATGGGTGTGAGTGGTTTGCTTGAGACTTGTATGCTCATTGACGATCTTGCAAACGGATTTGTTCCCAAGATTGAAAACAGAACGCAAGAGGACAGCAAGTTTTTGTCTCACGACGTCCAAGCTCCAAGCGGATTGATCATGAGTTTGGCGGCAGGCATGGGCAATGTTTATTCGGCAGCGGTGCTGTCAACGGAGATATGACATGGATTATGTAGATTCAAAGAAACAAAAGTTAAACAGCGGACAAATCATCTCGATTTTTCTCAAGAACACAGATCAGTCACATCCTCCGCAAGTCATGCTGCCTGCAATTTTGACTGAACTCAGCCAACCAAATGTCAAGACAAAACAAATTGGAAACACTTTGTTTGAAGTGATCACTGGCCATGGCGATCAAGCATTTTTCAAATCATTCAATGCAGACACTGGCCCAAACTTTGTAGAAAACAGCAAAATGTTTTGTGTCTGGGCACGCAGATTACTTGGCTTAAAAGTTCTCGTCACTGAATTCCAAGACCCGTCTTTAAAACAGTTATTCAAAATCATTTCAATCAGACCTCCAATGCCGGGCATGGGCTACAAAGCCTACAACACAGCAAATGGTGGAACTCGAATTGTTTTGAATTTAGGAGATTAAGATGAGCAGCGTAGTAAATACCATTTCAGATGTTGTCGGTGGTGCAGTTCATAGCGTTGGTAATGCTGTATCAGACGTTGGAACGGTTATTGTTGATAATGTTGTTAAACCCGTAGCAAACACCGTAACCAATACAGTTAAAGCAGCAATTGCAGACCCAATTGGAACCATGGCTAAAGTTGCGGCAGTTGCGGCAGGTCAGCCTGAGTTGCTTCCAGCAATTTCAGCCGCAGATGCAGTAGCTCATGGCGCAAGCCTTGAACAAGCAGCATTGAGTGCTGGCGAGTCATACGTGGCAGGACAAGTTGGTTCAGGTGTCAGCGCTGAAACTGGAAGCAATCTCTCTGGCTCTGCTGCATCTGGAGCCACACAAGCTGCATTGACTGGCCAAAACCCAATTACTGGGGCTTTGTCTGCCACGATCAACAATTTGGGCAACTCAAGTCTGAGTAATCTGGTGAATTCAACCAGTTCATCTGGCGGCTCTCCTTTAAATTTGGCCACTCCAGATACAACGCCATTAGATACAAGTCTTTCAACAGGCCAAGACACAACACCTGGAGTTCAATTAACCCCAGATACTTCGTCTTCAACCAATCTGATCGCACCATCTGAGACAGACACATCCACTGGAAGCGGTGCAACTATTCCCGCTTCATTGACAACAAGTCCATTGAGTTCAGCCGATGTCGATACAACACCATTGGACACAAGTCTGACGTCTGGTGCTAAATCAAATTTTGGTGTGCAGGCAACTCCAGACACATCATCAAGTCTTTCGACCATAGCTACGCCAACAGATAACAGCGGCGCTACGTTATCAACTTCGGCCAATATCAATTCAATGGGTGGCGGTCAAGGAGCAACGGTTACCAATGACCAAGGGACAACGGGCGCTCTGGGCACAACCACACCAGATTCCTCAGCCAATCTTGGCGATCCAAGTTCATTCATTAACAATCCAGATGTGCTTGGCACGGATGTGGCACCAACTGACACATCCAACAATCTTGTTTTGCCGAAACTTAATTTTGCAAATGCAATTTTGCCCACCACAACTTCATCGAATTCATCCAAACAAAGTTCCAGTTCCACTTCTGACAAAACTGGAACTTTTAGCTATCAAGACCCCACAATGTCAAATGCCCCTTCTGAATTCACAGCAAGCGGTGAACAAGCATTGACTCCAGATCAATTGAAACAGCTTTACTCATCCCTTGTGCCTGAGCTGGCTTCCATTTTGGTTAACCCATCAAACACAGTGCTTGACACTGGTTTGTCGAATGCAAAATACGCAGAAGGTGGTTTGGCTGAGATCAACAAAATGTTGAATCCTGCATTCGTCAAACCAACTGAGCCACAAGTTTTGCGTCCTCAAGGACATCAGCCTGCCGCACCAATGACGCAATTGCGTCAAATGGGGCAAGGTCCACTCAGCGGAATGATTCACCGCGCTCATGGTGGCGACATCCACAAATATGAAGATGCAGCCCCTGAAGGTCATCACCCTGAGTTCATCACGGGCGTGACAGGCTATTACGCCCATGGCGGCGGCACAGGTCAATCGGACGACATTCCCGCCATGCTCCATGACGGCGACTACGTGGCTGACGCCGACCTAGTGGCTGCCTTGGGCGATGGATCAAGCAAGGCAGGCGCACAAGCCCTCGAACACTTCCGCCGCAGCGTACCCCATCACGAAGGCGCAGGAGGCCATCCAGTGCCTGCTCAGATCGCTGATGGGGAGTATGTATTCCCAGCCAACTTCGTGACCGCTATCGGCCACGGAGACAATAAGGCGGGTGCCAAATTGCTCGACAAGATGCGCGAAGAAGTTCGGGCACACAAAAGATCAGCTCCAGACACTAGAATCCCACCAAAGGCAAAGTCTCCGCTTGAATACCTCAAGATGGCGATGAAAGGTTAATCATGTCAAACCTCTTACAAAGCACCCAAACCACGGCGACCACGGCGCCAGCGTATTACAACAACTATTTAACTAGTCTTGCCAACCAAGGGACTGCTGCGGCAAATGCGGCTCAATACGTGGGTGCACAACCCTTACAACAGCAAGCATTCCAAGATGTGACTGGTGC